GATGGTAATGTATAAAAGTTGTCTGTTCCTAAGTTAGTATTAATACTATAAGGAGTAAACACTGATGCAATTGGAGTATTAGTACCGTCAGTAATGCGGAAATCTCCACCTGTTAAGTGTTTAATTTCAACTTCATTAGCATCTGTTACGCTTGCTTCGATGTTTGTTAAATCAGTCGATGCGTTAATTGCACCTGCTAGTAACACAGCATCAGCGGCAGCACCAGCGGCTGTAAATGTAATTTGAACACCTGCGGATACAGTATCGCTTGTCTTAATGCTTTCACTAATAGTAAAATCATTAGTACCTGCTGTAAACGAAGTGCTATCAATTTCAGCTGATTTAATAGTTGTATCACCAGTAGATGATCTATACCACATTCTAAACTGTGCAGTTTCAGGTGATGCGTCATTTAGTGTATCTTCGTTAGCATTTTTCTGTACAAATACAGTATCAGCTGGAAGATTATCACCACCGCCTGCTCTATCTAAGAAGTACAGTGCCGCAGTAGTTGATGCATAAATCGGTGCTTCAACACTTTGCCAGCTTCCTAAAGCTGAACTCCACTTTTTAGCTCTCCAACGTGCGCCGTTACCTGGCTCGGTTGTTTTAACCCATACACTTCCTGTTGGACGAGTTGTTGTATCGCCTGTTTTCCATTGTGGAACATTTGTGTGTGGTGTTTGTTGCAATTCAGGACCGTAAAATGTTCCTGCGCTGATTCCAATTTCATCAAAGTCAGCTGTTCCTGCAACAATTTCGATTGCATTGTTTTTAGAAGAATCATCTTGCCAACTATCAGCGTTGTAACCGTTTGTGTAAAGATACATTTTACTAGTTACGTTCTTTGCAGTTACACCAGTAATACTTGCACCATTAATTGTTGCAATAAGGTCATCTAATGTGTCGTCTACGTTAACAGTAATAGTAGTACCGTTAATCGTAAAGTTACCAGCAGTTAGTGTAGATGCTGTAACTGTATCGCCGACGATAGTTGGATGACTAGCAGTCCAGTCTTGACTTCCTACTAATACCCATTGTCCTGCGGCAACGCCTGCTTGTGTGTTTCCTGCAGACTTATAATACATCTTAATGTTTTCTCTAGAAGCACTAAATGTACCAGTTCCGTCAACAGTTTGTGCTACAACGGCATAATCGCCAATGCTTCCTACTGATGCTTTCGGTGCACCATTGTCAACTTTGGCTTCGTCTGCGTCTGTTAGTACAATCGGTGTTTTAACTGCAAACTTCTGTCCGCCTGTTGTACTAACTGCCGCGCCGTTCCACTCTTGAATTCCAAAGCTAGTGTTAGCAGTATCTAACCACCACTGCCCGTCATCTGGGTTCGCTCCCGGAGCATCTGCTGTTCCTTCAAGTTCGTTTAAATCTACATCCGCACGTACAATAAATGCCGCGTTGGATACTCCTAGTAAGCTGTAAGCAGATAGTAAACCATATTCGTTTCTTTCTGATCCGTGTATTGGTGTGTTGCTTGCCGTCTTTTCGAAGAACGGAACACCAAACAAATCTACTAATTCTTTTTGGCTGGTAACTTTATATACAGTACCAACGTTTGACGCTGTAGTGCCCTGGGCTATCCCGGTGCCTGCCGCGTTGCTCTTATCTTGGCCCGATGCTACGACAATTAGCGGAGTAGTCCCTGGTTCAGCAGGTGTGTAAAAACTCTCATCAATTACAGTAACTTCTACGCCTGGTGATTGTAATGCCATTCTTAATCTCCTGGTTACAAGTTGTAAGTTTGTTGTATATGTATTTAGCGAATGATTGAAAAAAACCGCTGTAATACACTTAGATAAAGGGGGAGAAAAGGTGTAAATATATGTATGAGACCATTATGCAAGTGCGGACAGCGCCCTGCCGCAGTAAACTACAAAAAGAACGGTAAAACATATTATCGAAGTCTTTGTGAAATATGTATGTCTAAAGGCGAAGGGCACGGTATCCCTCGATGGAAACGTGCCGGATATGTACCAAAGTCACAATGCGAACACTGTGGACATAAAAGTCCCCACTCTGAAGTATTTCTAGTATATCATGTAGATGAAAATCTTAACAACTGTAGAGCAACTAATTTAAAAACTATTTGTCACAATTGTAGTAAAGTACTATCTAAACAAGGTATTAAATGGAGACGTGGAGATCTAATTCCTGATCACTAATCATCTTAGCTGTAACTTGCTTGTACAGATTTTCTAATGTAGATTCATTAAATAGCTCAGAATCAAAATCGCTAGTCAACCAAGCCCATTCNGATGGNTGAACTCCTAGATTGTGCATTTCTTCNATAGCAAACGAATGTCCGTTACANGCATCAATAGCAATGTCAGTCCAATCCGGAAGCTCGCCACGTTTAACCCAAGCTACTTTGCCGCCGGCTTTTTGTATAGCAGACACTTCATTCGGAAATCTACAATCTGAAATTACAATATTTTTATCTTGATTATCAAAAAGTTTCTTTTCGAGACTAGCAACCCAGATATCATTATGAAAATTATTTCTAAAAACATCAGTTCCGACATATTGAAGAACCCATCTTGGGGTTAGAGTTGGCATATCTAATCTATCAGCCCACCATGTATCAATTTGTTCGCGCCATTCACGAGCTTCTAATGAATGCCCTTCCAATAATTCTCTGTCCCAGCTAAAAATAGATGATACAGTATCTTTTAGTGTATCTGCAAAACTCTCTTTTTGAAAATTATTATTAACTAAAAAGTCAGCTACTGTATCCTTACCGCTGCCGATGAAACCGCATAAACCAATTATCATTAAGATCTCCTGTAATATGTTTTATATTATATAGGATTACTTAGGTTTTGTCAAGTGATTTTTAATACCAAGGCTTAACTTTCCCAGTGCGTTTCCCAGGATTATTAAGTTTTCTTACAAGTGCGCTTGCTGTATTAATAGACTTTGTGCGCTTTTGATGTCTTGCTTGTGTAGGTGCTGTTCTAGCACGAGTGCGTTTCATTTGTTGAGCTTTGCCAACATTGGGATGATCGTAACATTTCGAAGGATGACTTACTTGGCGACTTTTTCTAGGTCCAGAAGTACAACGAAACTTTAGTGTTGTGCCGCCGCCTCTTGCTGTTGCTTTTTTCCTACCCCATACGAGCTCTGCTTCGTACAGTTCTTCGTCATCAAACGGATCAATCTCTGTAAACTTCATCCTATTAACCATCCATAGCCCGAACCACCGGACACTTGTGTAGTTAGTTCAATAGTAAGACGTTCTATCTCAGTTTGGGCTTCGGCTTTTAAACTTGCGCCGTTAAGTGCTGTGCCGCCTTGCGGGCCAGCAATACTTGCAAACTTTTCTCGTGCATTACCAAGTATCATTTTAGCATGTGCTAATGTATAATCTTTAATCCACTGCCCGGAGTAAACATCCTCGATAATTACATGATCAGGTTTTGTGTTATATACATGTAGCATAACTTCTTCACCGCCTCGTGGGCGTTGTTGAATAATGATCTTATGACTTTGCGGATGCCAAGTAAAGTTGATAAACGAACCAAACATTTTACCTACTAATTCTTGATATCCAGAAAACAATTCGTATGTAGCAAGTCCTCCCATGTTAGTTGAACTTAACAAATATGTATTTGTATATGCTAGATTAAAAGGTTCAAACACTGTACCGCCAGATCCATTNCCTGTACGTGATCCTACACTTCTACGGAATATNTGTCGTACTGTTTGGATCTCAGTTGGAAGTATATATTCGTTTTTGTCTTTTTCTAAAGTCAAAAATGCAAAACTTTCTTCTACTGAGTTTTCACTACGCTGTCTAAACACACCTAACGCTTTAGATAATGCAACTTCGTAGTGCTCTGGATCTAATTCAACATCAATCATACCGTCGCCTAAATTTAAACGGCAGTAATTAAAGACTTCTTGCTTGGATTTATCAATCTGGTTCATATAAGTATTTATCGTTTGCGGTAAATACATATACTATGCCAAGACTAAGTTTATACAGACCCGAAAAAGGGAACGACTACAAATTCATAGACAAGACTGTTTATGAAATGTTCCAGGTTGGCGGAGTAGATGTTAATCTACACAAATATATCGGCCCAGGTGATTCACAAGATGAAACCGCGGCAACGCCTTCATACGATACTACTAGCGAATTAAACATTCAGGATCTTTTGTTTTTAGAAAATAGAGATAGAAAATACGATCCGGATGTGTTTACTCTTAGAGGTGTTTATAATGTACAGGATATCGACTTTAACCTAAGTCAATTCGGATTGTTCTTACAAAACGATACTGTGTTTATAACGTTTCATATTAATAATACTGTTGAAAGTTTAGGCAGAAAATTAATGGCNGGAGACGTTGTTGAACTGCCGCANTTAAAAGACGAATATGCGCTCAATGATTTAACATATGCATTAAAAAGATTTTATGTAATTGAAGAAGTTAACCGTGCCGCNGAAGGGTTCAGTGTAACTTGGTATCCCCATNTGTACAGAGCAAAATGTTCNCCGCTGGTNGATAGTCAAGAGTTTAAAGATATATTAGATGGTGTTGCCGATGAGACAGATTTCAAAGGTGAGTTTAATGCTAGCTCAACATACTATCCTAACGATACTTTTGAATATAACGATAAAACATATACAGTACTAAAAGAAGTAACTGGTATAACTCCGCCGAACGTNGAGTATTATAAGATTTCAGATACACTAAGAGATATTATGAGTACTTACGAAAAAGAAATGCAGATAACACAAGCGGTACTTAATCAAGCCGAAGAAGATGTACCTCAGAGCGGATATGATACTACTAAATTTTATACATTAGAGAGAGATGTTGAAGGCAATGCTCAATTGGTTACAACTGATAGTGATCAATTGTTAATTCCATCAACAGACAAAGACGGCAATACCTTGTACGATGAAAACGGCGAAGAAATTTATATGGCAGTTACTGCCGATACTGTTTTTGAAAGTCCAAGCGGAGAAGGATATAAGGGTTACTTAACCGGTGACGGTATTCCGGGCAACGGTGCTCCATTCTCACAAGGAATAGCATTTCCAATTAACCCAATGGATGGACAAATGCATTTGCGTACTGATTATCTACCGAATAGATTGTTTAGGTACTCAAGCGGAAGATGGTCTAAAGTAGAGGATGATGTAAGAATGACTATGAGCAATTTAGGTCCATCGGATACTGCCGCAGGCGGAGACTTTGCAGGGAAAGATGAAAAGAAAACTCAGAAATCTGGATTTATTAACAACCCAACAGTTAATACAATCGACGGAAAGTCTATTAAAGAGAAGCAAGGACTGCATAAAGCTCTTAGACCAAAGGCAGACGACTAATGAGAATTTGCGAGATTACTGAAAACTTTGCTGACGGTAAGAAAAAAGG